TAAATGGCTTTTTCAGGCACTAAAACTTTTGCCTTAGATATAGCTGAAACTATAGAAGAGGCTTACGAACTAGCAGGACTAGAACAACGTACAGGGTACGATGCTAGAACTGCTAGACGTTCTATGAATATAATGTTTGCAGATTGGGCTAATAGAGGCGTTAATCTGTGGACTATAGAGCAAGAAACTCTAGATTTAACTAAAGGCACAGCCAGTTATAATTTAAACGGATACGATATTGATATATTGTCAGCTGTTATCAGAGACACTAGCAAAAGCCCAGTTCTAGATATAGAAATAGATAGAATAGGTAGGCAAGAATTTTTAAATATTCCTACTAAAACTACTCAAGCAAGACCTACACAGTATTTTGTTGATAGACAAATTACTCCTGTAGTAAACCTCTGGCCAACACCAGACACTAATAACTATCAATTAATTTCTTACAGAATACAAAGGATTGACGATGTAAGTACATCAGCAGAAAATCCTGAAGTACCTTCAAGGTTTATGCCTTGTATGGTTAGTGGGTTAGCCTACTATATAGCTTTAAAAAAGAATCCTCAAAAAGCAGGGCTACTAAAACAACAATACGAACAAGATTTTAAACTAGCAGCAGACGAGGATAGAAATAGAGCATCATTAATGTTGACTCCAGCTAGGAGATTTTATTAATGGCTTATGCTCAAGGTAAGTACGCACGAGCGATATGCGACCGATGTGGTTTTGATATACCTTATCTTGATTTAAGAAAAGAGTGGACTGGCTTTAAAGTTTGTGGCGAATGTTATGAGCCTAAATCCCCTCAATTAGATCCGCCACACAATATCGCAGACCCAGAAGCTTTATATCAACCAAGACCTACTATATCCGCCCCAACAGCAGGGCAAGGTTATGTTATAGTTTCTAATCCTAAGGACAGTAATGGTGTAAGTTCTCCTATCATGTGGGCACAAAATAGTGATACAATAGGTTCTATGTATAATATGTCTGCACTAACAGGTAGTGTGGGTGAATTAACGGTATCAGTATGAGTTTTACGTACACAACTTTAAAAACAGCTATACAAGACTACCTGGAAAGCACAGAGTCTAGTTTTGTTACTAACCTACCCACGTTTATCTCAACAACAGAAGAACGTATATTTAAAAATGTACAATTAGACGATTTTAGAAAAAATCAAGTTGGTGACTTAACAGCTTCAGGACCATACTTAGAATGCCCTACTGACTATTTAGCACCTTTTAGTTTAGCTGTAATAGACAGTAGCAGTAATTATAGTTACTTACTATTAAAACAAGTTTCTTTCATTAGGGATTTTACTCCTAATGCGTCCACAACAGGACTACCAAAATATTATGCAGAATTTGACGACAATACTTTTATAGTCGCACCCACCCCAGATTCAGCCTACGAGGTTGAACTGCACTACTATTATAGACCAGCATCACTTACTACCACTTCAGGTAGTGAAACAACATGGCTGTCTAAAAATGCTCCTAATGCCATGTTATATGGTAGTTTAGTTGAAGCATGCACGTATCTCAAAAATTATGAAGCAATACCAGCATACGAATCTAAGTTTCAGGAGGCTTTATTAGGATTAAAAAATCTTGGTGAAGCTAAATCAACTAGAGACCAATACAGGTACGACGAGATACGGAGACAACCACAAGCATGAGAATAAAAGAACTCGAAGGCAAGAATATTGCCATAGTTGCTATGGGCGAGAGTCAATTAGACTTTCACCTTAGTTTAGTACATTCAAAAACCTATGACGAAGTTTGGGGAATAAATTGTATGGGGGCTATTACTAAATGCGATAGAGTATTTATGCTTGATCCAGTTAGTAGGTTTATGGATACTGATGACGCAGGAAGTCAGACAGATGTTATGAGACGTTGGTTGCCTGTAGCTGATATACCTATATACACTTGTGAACTAGATGAGAGGTGCCCTTCTGCAGTCCTTTATCCTTTAGAGGAAGTTACACAGGATGCAGATTGTGCTTACTTAAATAATACTGTGCCTTTTGCTTTTGCTTTTGCTCTTTACAATAAAGTTGGTAGTATAAATTTATTTGGTATAGATTTTAGTTATAGAGGTAATCTACATTTTGCAGAAGCAGGTAAAGCATGTTGTGAGTTCTGGTTATCTAAATGTATAGAACGAGGCATGATTGTAAACGTTGCAGCTAGGTCAGGGTTACTTGACACAGATTGTCCTATAGAAAAAAGAGTCTATGGCTACCATAGACTTGATGATCCAGATATACTAGTAGTTGATGATGAAAAAAATTATAGACAAATTAAACTTTCTGTCTACAATAAACTTTTACACGAAGAACAATTAAAAAATATCACAGAAGTAAGAACTGTGATGGATAGTCCACCAGAGGCTAAAAGGTACTAAAATGATAGATAACACAACGTTAGGAGATATTGGTTCTATTATAGTAGAAACACAGCAAAATAGAGGTCATCCGCCTGAGTTTTGGGCTGAAAAACTGACTGATAGAATATGTGGTATTAGTGATACTGCTGCACCTCATATAAGACAACAAGCTGAAGCGTATAAACTAGCTATTTACAACGTAATCGTTTATTATATAAAGCAGGCGATCAATAGTGAACGATGCACGATGCGTAATCTATTGAAAGAACAAGGTCACGAAGACCTAGCTAAAATATTAAAGGAACTTTAACATGGCAATTACATCAACACTTACGACTAGTTTTAAGAAAGAGCTATTAGAAGCTAAACATAACTTTTTAGCGTCTGGCGGTAATTCTTTTAAATTAGCTTTGTATACTTCATCAGCTACTATGGGAGCTACCACAACTGCTTTTACTACAACTAATCAAGCTAGTGGTACTAACTATACTTCAGGTGGGTCAGCTTTAACCAATATTAATCCAACAAGTTCAGGAACCACAGGTTTCACCGACTTTGCTGATTTAACATTTGGTACAGCTACTATTACTGCTAGAGGATGTATGATCTACAACGATACTAACGCTGATAGATCTGTAGCTACTATTGACTTTGGTGGTGATAAAACATCCACTACTGGAGACTTCACTATAGTATTTCCAGCAGCAGCATCTGGAACAGCGATTATAAGAATCGCCTAGCCTTAAATGGCTTTTCTTAACGGTTGGGGTCGAGGCACTTGGGGTCAACTCGAGTGGGGTCAAGGATCCGTACCAGTCACTCTTACTGGATTAGCTGCAACTGGAGCAGTAAGTGGTGTAGGAGTAAACGCTCAAGCAATAGCAACTGTTGCTGGTGTAACAGCTTCACTTGGATCGGTTTCAGTATCAATCAACGCTGACGCAAATGCTACCCCATCAGGACTAGCAAGCACTTCAGCATTAGGAACTTTAGCTAGTGTAACTGGTAAAGCCAACATAACCCCAGCCAGTCAAGTTGGAACTTCTGCTTTAGGTACAGTTACTCCAGAAGGAGATGCAAAAGTTTCTTTAAGCGGAATCACTGCTACTTTAGGAAATGTTTCAGTATTAATTGATGCAGAAGCTACTGTTATTATTACATCAGGTTTAGCGGCAACAAGTGCCGTAGGAGCAGTTACAACACGATCATCTAATAAAATTATCGTGTTTGCACCAGCCGCAATAGGATCAGTTGGATCTGTATCAATAGACGCAGAAGCAACAGTTTCAATCACAGGAGTGTCAGCAACAGGTGCTGTTAGCACACTTAATGTGTGGTCACCAGTTATAGACAGTCAAACACCTAATTGGAGAGATATTGCAGCATAGGGTATAAACTTTATTCTTTTTGATTTATTATATACAATATAGGAACAAATTATGGCAACTTACGTTAACGATTTAAGATTAAAAGAAATCGCCACAGGGGACGAGAGTGGAACTTGGGGAACAAGTACCAACACCAATTTAGAACTTATTGGCGATGCTTTTGGCTATGGAACAGAAGCCATAACAACCAACGCAGACACTCATACAACAACAATAGCAGACGGCTCAGCAGATGCTGGTCGAGCTTTATTTTTAAAATATACTGGAACCCTAGATTCAACTTGTACAATTACGATTGGACCTAATACGGTTTCAAAAGTATGGATTATAGAAAATGCTACTAGCGGTTCTCAAAGCATAATTATTAAACAAGGTTCAGGAGCTACAGTTACCATTCCAACTGGAATGACATCTGTAATTTACTCTGACGGAGCAGGTTCAGGTGGTGCTATGGTAGACGCCTTAACAGATTTAAATGTTGCATCTTCACTTAGTATAGGTGGTTCAGGTGTAGCAACAACAGGAAAAGCTATAGCAATGGCTTTGGTTTTCGGATAAAATTAGGACAACATTATGGCAAATCCAAATTTAGTAAATGTAACTTCGATATACGCTAACAGTATAAACGGAGCTTTAACAACTACAGTAACAACCGACTTATTAACTTGTGCAAGTAACAAACTAATAAAAATTAATAGTATTATTGTTGCAAATATTGACGGTACAAATGCCGCAGGTGTAACAATGGGAATTATTAAAAGTGGTGGTTCAGTAGTTTTATTCGCTTCAACTATTTCTGTTCCTGCGGATGCTACCTTAGTATTGATAGATAAAAATTCAGGTATCTATCTTGAAGAAGGAGACATCTTAGAGGGTGGTGCAAGTGCTAACTCAGACTTAACTTACACCATTAACTACGAAGAACTAGATGACGCATAAGGAGTACAAATATGGCTCATTTTGCAGAACTTAATAACAGCAACATAGTATTACAAGTAATAGTAATATCTAATGAAGATGTAAACGCCAATGGCGGAGATCAATCTGCTCAAGCAGAAAACTTTGTAGCTTCGATAGTACCACATCAAAACGGTGGTAACGAATGGAAACAAACTTCATACAACAACAATTTTAGAAAACAATATGCAGGCATAGGCATGACCTATGATGCTACTAAAGATAAATTTTTACATCCTCAACCTTTTCCGTCTTGGGCATTAGATGACAATGACGACTGGCAAGCACCAGTTCCATTTCCAACAGTTACAGAAATAGACTCTAATGGAGTTCTTATACTTTGGGATGAAGATAATCAAAAATGGCTAGGAGAAACTTATACTGGTGATCCAATCGTTAAAACCAATTACGAATGGGATGCTTCTAGTAGAGCTTGGAATGAGGTCTAACCATGGCTAATTCTAATGGCGGAGTAATAGGTGTAGATAACCCCCCAACCGATCAACCTGAAGTTATTACAACTTTTAATGCTAGTGGTAATTTAACTACAGCACCTTATACAACATCAGTTCAATATGTGATTGTTGCAGGAGGTGGTGGTGGAGATCGTGCAGGAGCAGGATCAGGTGGCGGAGGTGCAGGTGGATATCGTTCATCAGTCCCTGGTGAAGCATCAGGTGGCGGAGCCTCTGCTGAATCTTTAAGTCCAGTTTCAGCAGCTACTGTTTATCCAGTTGTAATTGGTGCAGGTGGATTAGGTGCACAACTTTCAGGAGCAACTCCTGCTTTACAAGGATCAAACTCAAGTTTTAATGGTATAGTTTCTACTGGTGGTGGGGGTGCAGCTTTTGTACCTAATCCACAAAACTCAAGAAATGGTGGTTCAGGCGGTGGTTCTTCTTATTCAAACGGAGGTGGCTCAGGAACATCAGGTCAAGGCTATCCAGGTGGTAATGCCACGCTAAATGGCGGAGGCGGTGGCGGAGGTGGAGCAGCTCAAGCAGGTTTTGGACCACCTACACCTGCACCTCAACAAAGAGGTTGGGATGGCGGAGATGGAGTAGCTTCTTCAATTACTGGCTCACCTGTTTACCGAGCAGGAGGGGGCGGTGGCTGTGGAAGATTTACAAACAATGGTATTCAAGGTATTGGCGGTCTAGGTGGCGGAGCTAATGGCTCTAACCCTGTAGACTCACCAAATCCAGGCGGAACTGCAAACACAGGCGGTGGCGGTGGTGGAACTGATATTGGTAATCCACCCTTTAGTCCTGTACCAGCAGGTCCAGGAGGATCAGGTGTAGTCATAATTAAAGAACCCAACGCAGGATTTAAATGTTCAGGAGTATGGGATATGAACGCTCTTTACGATAATGTAAAAGCAGGAACTTGGACAACTTAACATGCCAAGATTAATCGGAGCAGTCTTAAATCCTAAACTACAATCTGAACAAATAACCACTTTTAATTCAAGTGGAACGCTCACCACTCAACCTTTAACAACTTCTGTTGAACATTTAGTTGTAGCAGGTGGCGGAGGTGGTGGTTCTTATTATTATGGAGCAGGCGGAGGTGCAGGCGGGTTACTGACAGCTTCAGGCAATCCAGTTTCAGGTGGCTCTCCATATCCTGTAACAGTTGGTGCAGGGGGTGCAGGAGGTTCTGCTCCTGGTGGTCCAACTGTCCCTGGTGTTGGTAGTAAAGGCTCAAACTCAGTTTTAGGTACGCCATCTTCCATTACTTCAGAAGGTGGTGGTTTTGGTAATACAGGCGGTTCGCCTGGCAACTATGGACAAGATGGTGGACCAGGAGGATCAGGCGGTGGAGCAGGTGTTGCTGTCCCTGGTTATGGACCACCTGTATTTCCATCTTCAGGAGGAAGTGCTGCTTCAGGTCAAGGAAATGCTGGAGGTTCATCCAACAGTCCTTTTCCAGGTTATGCTGGACAAGCCACATCAGGCGGAGGCGGAGGAGCAGGTGCTGTTGGTACTAGTGCTACTTGGTACCCAGGTCCAACACCAGTCCCTGATGTAAATCCAGGCGGAGCAGCGGCAGGTGGAGCAGGAGCGGCAAATTCAATTACTGGATCACCAGTCACTTACGCAGGTGGTGGTGGAGCAGGGGGTTACTACCTTGGAGCAGGAGGAGCAGGAGGCTCAGGCGGAGGCGGAGCTGGAGGCGGTCCGTCATCAGGAGGCGGAAACGGAACTGCTAATTTAGGCGGTGGTGGAGGCGGTGGACAACATCCTGGCACTGGTACTCCTAGCGGAGCAGGTGGTACAGGTGGTTCAGGTGTAGTTATTGTTAAAGAAGCACAAATTGCTACAGACACATCAAATTGTTGGGATTTAAGAACAGTTTTTACAGAAATTAAAGCTGGTAACTGGAACGGATAACAATAACCTATCTTTTAAAACACATCTAACTTATACTATCTTCCAAGAGAGAGAAGATGAAAAATATTTACTTTTTATGCGGTTTGCCTAGATGTGGAAATACTTTGCTTGCATCCATATTAAACCAAAACCCAAACATAAGTGTTACTGCTAATTCTATTACAGCAGACATTTTATATAATCTTGAACAACTTAAAGAAACAACAAATTTTAAAAACTTTCCTGACTATCAATCATTAAATAATTTAATAGAAGGTAGTTTAGAACTATATTTTAAAGATTATAAAAGTGATCATATTATTGATAGAAGTCCTTGGGGGACACCTAAGAATATAGAACTTATAAAAAAATATATTGCTCCAAATCCAAAATTTATTATTTTAGAAAGACCTTTTATAGAAATATTAGGCTCTCTTGCTAGAGTAAAAAATTGGAATAAAAAAGATTTAGAAGATTCTTGTTTTTATGAAATGACTGAAGGCATGACTGCTGTTAATTCTTATGCTATACATAACATTATTAAAAATGATAACGATTATATAAAAATTAATTATGAAGACTTAACAATAAATCCTAAAAAATATATAAAACGCATTTACAAATTTTTAAATATTCCAACCTACAAACATAGGTATGTTGATTTAGAACAATTTTCTATAAACAATATTAAATATGATGATAGTGTTTTAGATGGAATGTATCATGATGTTAAAGAAGATAAAGTAGAAAAAAATAACTATGATTTAAATATGTATTTAAGCGAATCAATTATAACTAAGTATAAAAACATGTCTTTAGAAAAATGGGTAAATAAATTTTTAATACAGAGAGGTTATTTTGAATCTTAAATGGTATTACTGGTACTTTCAATCAGTTATTCCTGAAAGAATATGTGACGATATTGTTCGTTATGGTAAAGAACAAAATAAAGAAATGGCTCTTACAGGTAACGCTGGCAAAGACAACAAAAACCTTACCAAACTAGAACTTAAAAACATTCAAAAGAAACGCAAGTCTGACATTGTTTGGATGAACGATAGATGGATATACAACGAAATACAACCTTATGTGCATGCAGCAAACGCAAGTGCTGAGTGGAATTTTGAATGGGATTTTTCAGAGTCATGTCAATTCACCGAATATAAAAAAGGTCAGTTTTATGACTGGCATTGTGATTCCTATACAGAACCATATGACCAACCCGAAAATAGAAATGTGCATGGTAAACTAAGAAAACTTAGCATGACTGTATCGCTTACAAACCCTGATGAGTATGAAGGTGGTGATTTAGAATTTGATTTTAGAAATCAAGATGAAGCATCACAACCTAGAATTTGTGAAGAAATTAGACCAAAAGGAAGTGTGATTGTTTTTCCTTCTTTTGTTTGGCATAGAGTTAAACCTGTAACCAAAGGAATACGACACTCCTTAGTGTGTTGGAATTTAGGATATCCATTTAAATGAGCTTTAAGAAAAATAAATACCTAGTAATTAAAAACGCTATATCAACAGAACTAGCAGATTTTTGTTATCAATACTTTTTAAACAAAAGAGCAGTAGCAAGACATTTGTTTGATGATAGATATATTTCACAGTTTGCTGATTATTTTGGTGTTTGGAATGATGTTCAAATACCTGAAACTTATTCACATTATGGCGATATAGTTATGGACACTTTATTGCAAAAAGTTAAACCTGTAATGGAAAAAGAAACAGATATGAAGCTTACTGAAACTTATTCATATGCAAGAATCTATAAAAAAGGAGATGAGTTAAAAAGACATAAAGATAGATACTCATGCGAAATATCCACTACTATGTTATTAGGTGGAGATGAGTGGTCTATATTTTTAGAACCATCAGGCGAAGAAGGTAAAAAAGGCGTAGAGGTTAACTTAGGAAAAGGCGATATGCTTATGTATCGTGGTTGTGATTTAGAACATTGGAGAGAACCTTTTGAGGGCGAAAACTGTGCGCAAGTATTTTTACACTATAATGATGCTAGTGGTAAAGACGCTAAGTTTAATAAATTTGACGGTAGACCTATGATAGGATTGCCTGGACATTATTCATTACAAAAATAATGGTTGAAGTCTTTGACTGTCCTTACATATCCAAAGTCAACAATAAACAGTTTCAACAAGACTTAATTAACTACACTAAAGAAACAAAATGTTGCGATATGGAGGTGTGCGTACATCCAAAAATACAAAGCGACTTAAAAATAGATCAAGCTTTTACAGTTATTGATAACTCTATTAACAACCTTTTTAAAACTTACTTAGGTACTGATAAGTTTGAGTTTACCAAAAAGAATGTATGGGGTTATTACGCATCTAAAGGCTCGCAATTACAAAGTGTGGTACATAACCATGCTTTTAAAAAAGAAAAAGGTTTGCAACTTTCTGCCTTAATGTATATCACACCAACGAAACTAGGCACTAGCTTTGCAGATTTTAAAATAGAACCTGAGATAAATAGATGGTATCTTTGGCACTCAGGTTTATATCATCACCCTGAAGACGGTATAACACCTAAAGATAGAATTGTTTTAGCTTTATCTAGCGTAATAAATAGATGCACATAAAAATTCCAAACTTCTTATCAATAGAAGAATGTAAGTTAGTCGAAAAAGTTTTATTAGAAAAAGAACAAGAAATACTTGCCTTGCCACT